GGGTGCTGGCCTCACAAGGCTGGCGGGCGTGGCCGAACACCAGCCGCCTGTGCGGATACTGACATGAGCGAGCAGAACGCCGAATATGGGCGCCCCGTCCTGCTTGACTTGTTTTGCGGCGCGGGCGGCGCGGCGATGGGCTATCACCGGGCCGGCTTCGACGTGGTGGGGGTCGATATCGCACCCCAGCCTCACTATCCGTTCAAGTTTGAGCAGGCCGATGCCATGACCTGGCCGCTCGACGGCTACGACGCCATACACGCATCGCCACCGTGCCAGGCGCACTCTCTGTTGACCTATGCCGCCCGCACCAGAGAGCAGCACCCGGACCTGCTGACGCCTACTCGCAGTCGCCTCCGTGACTCCGGGTTGGCCTACGTCATTGAGAACGTGCCAGGCGCGCCGATGCTCAACTACATCACTCTTTGTGGAACCTCTTTCGGGCTGGTCGCCCCCGGATGGGAGCTGTGGCGCCACCGGCAGTTTGAGGCCAACTGGCCGTGGCCGGTTCTGCTGCCTGGCTGTGCCCACCGTCAACGGGCGCTGGTGGCCGGTGTCTACGGTGGCGGCGGTTACGTAGCGCCAGCCGAGCGTAAGCATGGCAAGTCTTCATCGGCGGCCGTGCGCCGCCAAGTGATGGGCATTGACTGGATGAACCGCTGTGAGCTCTCCCAGGCCATCCCACCGGCCTACACAGAGTTTGTCGGGCGCCAACTATTCCAAGCGATCATGGCCGAACGGGCCGTTACATCGGCTAACCGACCCGCACATATCGCCCGTTCGGGGCAGACGTGAGGCGCTGGTGGCAGCTGAGGAAAGTCCGGCGCTGGCACTACCGGGCCCGGTCGCGCGGCGACCGGCTGGCCATGATGCTGTGCCGCCAGAACCTGACCGGGCTACGGATCCGCCGGTGAACGAGGTGTACCTGCTGGTCTACACCGACCAGACCAATGTCGGCGCCCGGGCCCACGGCCGCTGGAACCGCACCGACCGGTGGCTGCTGGCGATCATCCCCGCCGACGAGATCGACGAACTGCTCACCCATTTCCGGTCATGACCGACCCCGACGAGAAGACCCGCCTGTTGAAACATTTGCGCCGCCTGAACCGGGCCTACGTCCGCAACGGGGCCGTACCCGATTTGACCGACGAGGAGGCCAAAGGATTCGTGTCCGTATCCGCTTTGAGGATCGCGGTGGAAGCGTCCGAGCATCGCCTGGCCGCCATCATCGCCGGCGGCGGCCGATGAACATCGCCGCTTTCTGGCATGTGGTGCGACGGTCCGGTCTGTCCGGTTACCCGAAGTTGGCCTGTGTGGTCCTGGCCGGTCACGCCAGCCGCTACGAGCCCTCGGTGCGCATGTCCACCGAGGCTATTGCCGAGGAGATGGGGGTGTCGTTGAACACGGCTCGAAAAGCGTTGAAAGAGGCTGTGGAAGCCGAGTGCCTTACTGTGGATAAGTCAGGTCGCAGGGCTCCGCTATGGACACTTTCAGGGGTGCAGGGTTTGGAGGTCAGACCTCCACAGATTGGAGGTCTGAGCTCCAACGGTGAGCGTCGTTTGCGCACCATTGGAGGTTTTGGATATAGGAATGGAGACGCCGCCGGCCAGACTTCGTCGCCGGCGTCTGGGGAAAACCCGCCGGTGACCTGTCCCGACTGTGTCGACCATTCGGGCTGGTTGTGGCGCCACGATGGGGTCATGAGGTGCCCGCATGGCTAGCACCTGGAAACCATCCAAGGACTGGCGGCCGCCACCGAAGTGCGCCGACCCCCGCGACAACGTGCCACCCCATCACGACCCGCCCGCCAAACGCGACTACGCCGAGCTGTGGCTGCGCATCTGCCGCGAACGGCTACACCACCGCCACGACAAGGAATCAGCCGCATGACAGATAACCCCGGTTATCTGGAATCCAGCGAGCCGAACGCCGAATCTCGCCCGCTTTGCCCCGAGGCCGACAAGCGGGCGGCGATGGACGACGGAGAGTTCTGGGACTACATGCTCAACAGCATCGAGCCAGGTGAGGCACCCACCGAAGATGGCTCGGATTGGGAGCCTGACGAGGACTTTTTCGAGTTTGAGCCATGGAACCGTGAGCCATGTCCTGAGTGTGGCGGCTACGGAGCCTGCGCCTATGACCAGGAAGGCCGACCGCTCATCCACGCCGTGAAAGACCACGACGAAGGCGAGCAGAACGACCGATCTGGAGCCGACGATGCCGAGCGATAACGCCGAATATGTGCGGTGCTTCGGGTGCTTCATCAAGGAGAACTCCGTCGACTGGATGACCCGGCGCGAGCTGTCGCAAGCCATCCCGCCCGCCTACACCGAGTTCATCGGCCGCCAGCTCATCGAGACGGTCGCCGATGTCTGATCCCGATAAGCCCACTTATCGGCGATGAGTGACCCATACCGCCGTGCGTCCTACCAGACCAACCGCAAGATAGTCCTGGCCTTGTCTGGTGGGCACTGCTGTGTGCCTGGCTGCACACGCCTCGCCACCACTGCCGACCACCGCATACCCTTGGCCGAGGGCGGCACCAACGAACTCGGCAACCTGCAAGCCATGTGCCACCACCACAACTGCAGTGGCGGCGCCAAACTCGCCAACCAGAAACGCGCCGCCCGGAAACTGGGCCGGAGATCCCGGGGATGGTGACCCGGTGGATGGAGGTAATCGGTGCAACTGGTCTTGGGTGACTTCAGTGGCACCGTTCAATCGGTGGTGCGAGCTCGCACGAACGGCCCGCTCATCGCGGCGGCCGCCACACTCTGGATCCAGCCTGACGACCTGGTCGTCGACGCCACCTACGGCCGCGGCAACTTCTGGACCCGCTACCGGCCCGAACGTCTAGTCACCCACGACATCGCCCTCGACGGTGTCGACCTGCGCCACCTACCCGAAGCCGACCAGACCGTGGACGTAGTCGTACTCGACCCGCCCTACATCGCTCAGGGCGGCCGTGACACTTCGACAGTGCCGGAGTTCCTCGACCGTTACGGACTCGACGACGGGCCCAAGACGCCGGCCGCAATCGAAGCCTTGGTGGCTGCTGGCATCAGCGAAGCGGGCCGCGTCCTGAAACCAGGCGGACGTCTCATGGTCAAGTGCATGGACTACATCAGCGGCGGCAAGTTCATCGGCGGTCGTCATCACGTTGTCACCACCGCCCTGGCGTCAGGGTTCGACCAGGTCGACGAGTTCGTCCACGTCTCAGGTCTCGGCCCGCAACCGCCAGGCCGGCGTCAGGTGCACTCACGTCGTGCTCACAGCTTCCTGTGCGTCTTCCGCCTCGCATAACGCCGCACCCACCGTCGGGATGGTGACCCGGTGGATGGCACCACCCCTGACGCCTCTGACGCATAGGAAAAAAGAAACACCCCCAGGCCACCCGGCCACCCGGGAGGACCACGACCGGGCCGGCACCGAACCCAAGACGGGGGGCATTTTTTCTGGTTCGCCACCCCCGGTCATCACGAACGCAGTGTTTTTCGCGCCCATTTGACCGGGGTCGGGGCAAAACGGGCACACTAGACGCCGGGATGGCCCAGAGACGCCGGAATCAGGCCGCATTCGAGCGAACGGTGCGCACCCTTAGATCGGTCGGCCGGATCGAGCCTCAGGACGACGCCTACGTGGCCGCCGGGCGCACCCTGGCCGAGATCCTGGACGCCCGCCAGGAGCCGGTGACCCAAACCATGTTCGCCTACCTGCGTCTTTTGGACCGGCTGCGGGGGGAGGTGACCCCTGCCTCCGACGACGAGGACCTGGCCGCCTTCCTCGAAGTGTTGCGCACCCAGGTGGGCGACGCCTCGCAGCCCTGAGCGGACCACGGTGGGCCGGCGGCTGTCGTCGCTGGCGCAGTTGGCCCGCCAGCCGTTCATGCCCTGGCAGGCCCAGGTGGCCGACGTGGCCGGCGAGCTCCTCGCCGACGGGCGGCCGGCCTACCGGGAGGTGCGGGTCACGGTACCCAGACAGTCGGGCAAGACGACGCTGATCCTGGTGGTGGAGGTGGACCGGTGCCTGAACTGGGGGGAGCGGCAACGGTCTTTGTACGCGGCCCAGGACCGCAACAACAGTCGGGCCAAGTGGGAGGAGCAGGCCGAGATGTTGCGCGACACCCCGCTGCGGCGCCTGTTCACGGTTCGCCGCCAGACCGGCCTGGAGCGCTGGGTGTTCGCCAAGACCGGCTCGACGTTGGGGATCACCGCCTCGGGCGAGAGCTCGGGGCACGGCCAGACCCTGGACCTGGGCGTCATCGACGAGGCCTTCGCCCAACGCGATGAGAGGTTGATGCAGGCTTTCCGCCCGGCCATGGTCACCCGCCCCGACGCCCAGGTCTGGGTGGTGTCGACGATGGGCACCGACGAGAGTTTCTTCCTGCACGACCGCGTCGATGACGGCCGGGCCCGGGTCGAGGCCGGCGAACGGCAGGGGGTGTGCTACTTCGAGTGGTCGGCGGGCGATGATGACGACCCGGACGACCCTCAGACGTGGTGGTCGTGCATGCCTGCGCTGGGCCACACCGTCACCGAGGAGGTCATCCGGGCCGACCATGATGCTATGGAACCGGGCGAGTTCGCGCGGGCCTACCTCAACCGCAGAGCCTCCGGTGGCCGCCCGGTGATCGACCCGACCTCGTGGGCGGCCTGCCGCGACTCCCGCTCGCAGCTGGCCGGCCTGCCCTGCTTCAGCCTGGACGTGACCCCGGACCGCTCCGCCGCCTCCATCGGGGTGGCCGGCTGGCGCTCCGACGGCCGCCGCCACGTGGAGGTGGTCGAGCACCGGCCCAACACCGACTGGCTGGTGGGCCGGCTACGCGAACTAGAGCGAAGGTGGCAGCCCTGGCCCACCATCGTCGACCCCGGCTCGCCGGCCGGGAGCCTGCTGGTCGACCTGGCCGCGGCCGGCGTGGCCACCGAGACGGTCACAGCCCGGGAGTACGCTCAGGGGTGCGGCCAGTTCTAT